CGAGTTGCGACAGCGACAACTAGGTAACTCACGACAATATAAGCCGCGAGAACCAGCCAGTCCATCAGAACGGCTCGTCCTCTTCAGTGATTGTCGCCTGCTTAGACCGCTGGGCAGTCATTGCTGGACGAGCAACCTTCTTGGTGTCCGAACCGCCATCACCATCGCGGCGACGACGCTCAAAAGATTCGATTGACTTTGAAGCAACTGCAACCTCATCGGCAATGAGTTCAACCTTGCTCCGCTTGGAGCCAGTCTTCTCATCCTCCCAGGAGCGCTGCTCAAGTCGGCCAGTCACGACTACACGAACGCCCTTTTCGAGCACGCGAGCGACATCCTCCGCCAAGTAGCGCCAGGCGATGACATCAAAGAATGAAGTCTTTTCCTGCTTTTCGCCCGAGGCGTCTGTCCAATAGTGACTTACAGCGACCGAAAATTCGGTCTTCGGGGTGCCGTTACCCAAGAACTTCAGTTCAGGGTTTGCGGTCACGTTCCCAACAATAGTTGTCGGTGATGCTGACATTCTTCGTATTCTCCTCGTTAGCCCTTATGGGCAGTTGGAAGACTAGCATGGCCAGCAGCACTCAGCAAGATGCTTTGATAGGATTTCACCTATGGATATTACACCTCACGAGGCACAACTAAAGGTTGTAACAATTATTCAGGACCTTCTTACTGATATAGCCTCGGATAACGATGATTCAACCGAATTAGACTTAATGAAAGACTATTTTGGCCAGGTGGCCGACCTCATCGTGGAGGAATTGGGTCTTGTTGTTTCAAATATCAGTGAGGGCCGGGCGACTGCGAGCATTGAGCCACCGCGAGGCTGGAATTAGTCAGTCTGTTTCAACTAGTGAGTCAACAATTGATGCGACTCTCTTGCCAACCAACTCAAGAACATCTTCAAGCAATGAATCCCATTCTTCGGAAAGGATTACCTTTTCGTAAATGTCTTGGTCGAATACGCCGTGTTGGTGGAATAGGTAGTTTTCAATCTCGTCCCGTTCGGCAAGCACGATTGAGGAAAAGCGTCCAGCATCATCAATGCCGGAAAGCATGTCAAACAGCCCTTCTACGCCGAATTGGTTATAGGTCTGCTTCGCCAATCGTCGGCAAATAGAACGCCTGTAATGGGCTTGAGGGTTGACCGCAGACTGCACAATGTTATGAAGTTGCTCCGGAGTCAGTTCTTCCTCGTCCATGATGCTCCAAAATGAAAATGGGGTGGGTTTCCCCACCCCATTATGCCAGTTCGGTCGTGCTGACTCAGGCGAGCGTCAGGACAGCCTCCTGAGCAGCCAACTTGGTGCGTGTGACCCAAGAGTTGTCATCAAGAGAGGCAAAAGCACGCTCGTAGACATCAGCATCACGGTGGTGGTCAAGGTACTCGCCAATGGCGTTGTAAATGGACCAGCCGTTGTAGCCGAACCCAGCGGCATTCTTGTCGCTTTCGTAGATGGCGCGGATAATCATGTTCTGGCGTTCACGGTTATTGCGCTGGCGCTCGGTTTCGTCCTTCTTAACCGGGAAAACCGAATTGAGAACCTTGTCAATTCGACCTGATTCCTTCGGGACCGGGATGGCAAGCATCTTCTCTGCCATCATCTTGAAATTGACGGCCCAGTCAACCGAGATGCGCAACACTTCACGCGCATCTTCAAAAGCCGAATCAATATTCTTTGTATGACGGGCAACAAAGACGCGCTCGGCTGCTCGAAGGCCAAGACGAACAGTGTTGTTGCACACTGCACGAATATCGGTATTGGCGTACCGCACCGGCCAAACTCCGTCATGCCAGTTGAAACAACCAAGTAACGAGCAATGCGGTCATTCACTCCCATGGGGTCAATAACCAACGAACCAAGGTCAATTGTCATGAAAAAACGACGGCCATCCTGCAAAACGCCAGCAGTATCAACGACCGCCTCTCCTTCAGAGGCACCGACCACAGCCAGTGCTCGTTGAGCAACTTCTTTGTTTTGCTTGACAACATAACGGGTACCAACAGTCGAGAGGCCGTTGAAGGTTCCGTCGCCGTTGTCGCGAATCGTTGCACGGGAATCATCAATGATGATGGGCTTGCCGTACTTATCAACGATGAAATTGCCATCCTCATCGACTGCCGCCACCCGGGTCAGGTGAACGTCATAATCGGCTCCTGCGGCTGCCAGAATCGCCTCAACGGTCTGCAGGCCCTCCAACGGCACCCCAAGGCGATGCCAGGGCACACCGCCACCGATTGCGTAAGCAAAACGCGCTGTGCCGTTCTCATTGATTTCTAGTTCGTGTGCCATTATCTCTCTCCTTCCGGCCTGGCCGGTCTGTTTAATTTAACTAAATACTAGCCTCGCCAACAGGTGTGAAGCAACTTTTCCGGCAGATTTATCTAAAAATGTTTAAAAACAATCCTTGACCTGGGTATTTGGGGTCCGGTACTCTGACGCCCTCACCAACTGAAGGGGGAAAGATGACTAAGTATCAAATTCCGCAAGAAGTGCTGGAGAAAGACATCCGTTCGTGGGGGCAGTTCGCGGCATGTAAGGGGAAGCCATCAATCCTGTGGTTCGCCGACAACTACGCAAATAGCCAAGGCCGCGTGGCAACACGAGAGGCAAAAGCAATTTGCTCAATGTGCATCGTCCGAAATCAATGCCTCCAACACGCGCTTGATAATGATGAATCGTTCGGTATTTGGGGTGGCAAGACCCCGCAAGAACGCGGCTACAGAAGAGAAGGCCGAGCACGACGCACTGACGTTGTCGTTCAAGATTAATAGTTGCTTCGGCTGTGCTAGAAAGGAGGGGCGATGGCGCGTGATTGGGTATCACCCGAGGTTCAAAAATTTCTTGGTCGACTTGACGGCGTTCGTGCTAATGGTAATAACTGGTCAGCGCGCTGCCCATGTCGTCACGATGACGCAAACCCTTCCCTTTCAGTTGGGCAGGGAGACGACGGCAGAGTCCTTGTTACATGCCACCGGGGTATCCCGTGTGATGTTGACGAAATTTGCAAGTCAGTGGGGCTCTCCGTGAGTGAATTGATGCCACCCAAAAAAGATAAGCAGAAACGTAAGTTAACTCTTACCGACACTTATGAGTACCGGGATGCCAGTGGCGCTCTTGTCTTCCAAAAACAACGTTTCGTTGATGAGGATGGTCGCAAGACGTTTGTTCAGCGCCGCATAGACCCCGAAACAGGAGAATGGGTTAGGAACCTAGACGGCATTGAGAAAATTCTCTACAACCTCCCGATGGTCGTATCAGCAATCGCCGAAAAGAAGCCCATCTGGGTTGTTGAAGGTGAAAAAGATGTTGAAACACTCGTGGAGCGTGGAATCGTCGCAACGACGATGCCTGGTGGAGCCGGTAAGTGGCTTGATTCATTCACTGAAACCCTTTCCGGAGCCGAAATCGTTCTGGTTGCAGACAACGACGAGCCAGGAATGGCCCACGCCTCAGCGGTCGTCGAAAAACTTACGGCTGCAGGCTGTTCAGTAACGGCGAAGATTTCCAGGGTTAAACACAAGGCCGATGTCACCGACCATATCGAGGCGGGTTTAACTCTTGAGGACCTAGAGCCATTTGACCCGACGGATGCCTACGAGAAGCAAGATGACAGGCTTGCCCAGTTGCTTGAATCCATCACCAAGGTTTTTGAGCGCGAGAACATCTCTGAAGAAACAAAAGTGGCGAAAGTTGAACTGCTGCTTTCTGATTTCCTGCCATCCGGGCAAGGAGTAAAAAACGAAGGGCGCCTGGTGGAGTGGGGCGCATTTGTTGAAGAATCGGAAAACGATTCATTCGACTGGCTCATCCCAAATTTGCTTGAGCGGGGTGAAAGAGTCATAGTCGTTGCAGCAGAAGGCGTTGGCAAAACGATGCTGGCGCGACAAGTCGCTCTGTGCTCGGCGGCCGGGCTTCATCCATTCAAGTTCACGAATATGAAGCCAGTTCGGACACTGATGGTTGACCTAGAAAACCCAGAGCGAATCATCCGTCGAACTTCAAAAAGTATCTATGGGGCAACAGTCCACTATGGGCATAAGCAGAAACCAGACGCCCATCTCCTCATCAAGCCAGATGGTATTGACCTTCTAAAACCAGCAGACAGGCTGATGCTTGAGGACAAATTGGAGCAGGTAAAGCCGGACTTAGTTTTTATCGGACCGGTCTACAAGTCTTTTATTGACCCAGGTGGTCGCACAAGCGAAGCAATTGCAATCGAGATAGCGAAATATTTTGACACGCTTCGTGAGTACTTCAAGTGCGCGATGTGGTTTGAGCATCATGCTCCTTTGGGTTCGGCTCTCGCTTCTCGCGACCTGAGACCATTCGGTTCGGCGGTATGGTCGCGCTGGCCTGAGTTTGGTCTTAGTCTTCAACCCGACCCAACGGCCCCAGAGGGGTACGTGTACGAAGTCAAGCATTTCCGTGGTGCCCGTGACAGACGGGAATGGCCAACTAGAATGAAGCGTGGGAAAGTTTTCCCATTTGAAGTACTTGACTTTTTGCAGGCTGACTGATGAGTAATCAAGCGGGGTTGACAAAAGAGTTCCTTGCCGAGCGAGACTTGCGCATTTTTAAAATGCGTCAGGCTGGTGTCGCTGTCTCAGAAATAGCCCGGCGCTTCAATCTCTCCACGAAGAACGTAAGTAGCGCAATTGCTAGACAATTAGAAAAACTGAACCGGGAGGCATTGATGGCCTACCCGGAGGTTCTACGCATGGAACTTGAGCGTCTAGACGCTCTTCAGCAGGCAGTTTGGCCATTGACGCAGCACCGCAAGGTCAAACTTGACGACGGCTCGGAAGTTTCCGTTGAGCCAGACATGAAGGCCATTCAGCAATGTCTCGCCATTATGGACCGTCGAGCCAAACTCCTTGGCATGGAACAGCAGACCGTCAACTTGACGGTTGAACAAGTCGACTCGAACCCACGAGCAATACTTGCTGGCACGGGGACGCAAAGCCCAGCGTCGGTTTCGCAGTTCAACCCAGAAACAGAGGCCAGGCGTCTGCTTGAGTTGATGGGAGCCTCAGGAGTGCTTCCCGCAGATACAGTTCGTAGCCTGCTCGGGGAAAGTCAGGATATGGCGGCCCTTCCAGCAGTAGAAGCCGAAATAGCAGAGGATGAAGAGACTATCTATGAGTAACGAAGAGGTGTTCGGTCAGCCAGACAACATTGAGGCTGCTATGGCTAAAGTCGCTGAGACAATTAAGCCAACACGTCGTGCGAATACAGGAGCCGAGGAAGGGTCAACCGCTTCAAAGCAGGTCCTAATCCGCACAACAGACGAGGACCATGCTCGATGGAAAATGGCTGCTGACGTAGAAGGCATAACCCTGAGTGAATTTTTGCGCAAAAGCGCCAACTCAGCAGCGTCGGACATCCTGGACTGCAAGCACCCCGCTGAATTCGTTAAGTGGTATCCGTGGCAGATGCGCTGCACTAAATGCGGCGCCCGCTGGAAGTAATTACTTAAACCACTTCAGGACACGCTGGCGAAGCGAAACCTTCTTAATCTGGTTTGCGTAGACAACAACCTTGTCTGCGGCTGCATCTGCAGTTGCGTCAATTGCGCGGTCAAGTTCATCCAGAAACTCTTCGACATTGCTTGAAACAACTGAGGTTGCTTCTTCAACGACTTTCTTTGGACGACCACGCTTGGCGGGAGCCTTGGGCTTCGCCGCCACCTTTTTAGGAGCAGGCTTTTTGGCGGCAGGCTTCTTTGCGGGAGCCTTCTTTGCTGGCTTTTTCTTTGCTGAATCACTCATGGCATGAAGCCTAGCGGTTCTGGGGCGCCCGTGGCACACACGCCAGAGGCCCTCCAATGAACTAAGGTCGTCTTGTGCAGGGAAAATACCCCGACCCAATTTCAAAGATAAGTTTGACGGTCTCAGTCGGCCAGTCAGCCAAGGCTCAAATCGTCAAAGAGCATGGCATAGGCGAAGAGTTGGCAATCAACATTCTCGGCTGGAAAGACTCGTCTTTAGTTTGTGTGGCTCAGATGGATACCAGTTGGCCATCTGACGAGTCCGAACGTGTCATGAGAACAGGCGATGCATACATGATTATGCGACGCGGCTGGGCATGCGATGCCTTCACGGTTCTCGCCGAAGGATTCGTATCCAAGGACCGTGAGCGAACGAGGGACTTGGACTTAGTTGATGCCTACCTAGACTCTTCAAAGGGTGTAAACGAGTGCTTAACCGTCAACTATGTTGACGCTGAAAATCTTGAGTTATGCGCGATTCCCTTTAAAGTATCCGTTGGCAGAAAGGTGAACTGGGGGACACTCGTTCACTCCGATGATGTAGAGGTTCTGCGAAATAGCGAGTATGTAACTGTTGCACAAGAGGTGCTTAGCCAGGAAGTTCCGGTTATACCCGACGATGCTGAAACATTCCACCTCGCACTAGCAGTTGGTCTCCATGACAGCGCAGGTTTCTTTATTCAGTATGACTTTTAGTTGACTTTGTTTCTTTATATGGGTATTCTTCACGCAGGAGGAAATATGAAAAAGTTACTATTTGCATCATCACTTGTCTTGCTCGCCTCATGCGGCGGAACAGAGGTCGTTTACGTCAAAGAGACTGTACCGGCTGAGGAAGTGAGGCCGGAGACGACAGAACCGCGCGTGACAACACCGCCAGCAGCGAGTCGCCCGCCTGCCAATATCCCCGATTACAGCGGTGGATATAACCCAGATTTGTATGACGACTTTCTTTGGGAAAGCGTCACTGACTTCTGGTGGCTCTTTACAACCGACCAACTGCTCCAAATGGGCCTCTTAGTTTGCGAGGAGTTTGACCGTGGCTCAAGCATAAACGATGTCACTGCCGCTCTTACTCGGGTTGTCCAAGACACCACTCCGGCCTTTATGGAGGGGCTCGCTGCTGTTACCGCTGGCGCGCTTGTGTTTCTTTGTCCGGAACACAGACACTGGCTTGACACAATCTAATTCGCTTGCTGGCTAAGGCCGGTTTATCCTTTCTCCGGCTTAAGGGAGACCTGCCCCTTGGGTTAAAAGCAGCGGTTCCTTTCTCTTGTTCGAATGGAACCTGCGCTCAAGGTCTCCTGCCAGCGAGTGTCGTACCCCGCCAAGGAATTGAACCTTCGCAAAGCGGACCTGTATATAAGACAGGCTGAGGCAACCAGCCTCACGACGGGGCAAGGCTTATGCTCGGCAGTAGATTGCGAACTGCCAGAACCACTTGGACACAACAGGCCAGTTGATTCTTGTTTGTTCGTCTTTCCACCAGCGCGCACGAGTGTCATTTGGTATGCGCTCGTAATAATCCTGTAATTCGGTAAACCCGCAATTTTCTAGGATGTCCCACACTCGCTGGTGATGACAGTTCCAGTGGTGGGTTGCGCCATCCCAGAACTCTGATTCGCGTTCTGGCTGGTAGTTATGCTCTTGATGCTCCATGGTTGATAAGACCATCTCCCATGGTTCTTTGCCTTCACTCCAGCGCTGGATTGTCTTCAGGACATCAGGTCCGACCACCAAAATCGGAGCACCTGGCTTAGCGATACGACGCATATCAGAAAGAAACCGAGGGACATCGCGCCAATCAATATGTTCGATGACATGCCCGAGATAAATAGCGTCAAAATGACCGTCAGGAAAAGGGTACGGCTGACCTGCTTCAACCACCACATCCGGTTTCGTCGTATCGCTCGACCAGACATCGCAGTTCACCCATCCTGTTGCGTAGTGGGTTCCGCACCCAGCGTTCAGCAGATTCACTTTGTTTCACCGACGCCGTAGTACATGTCAACATTTGTTGCGAGGGGGAAGTAATATCCACCCTGTCCGTTGCGGACTGCTTTGGGCATGTCTCCACGATGCTTAATTCCTGAATAATGAGCAATCAAACTCCGCCTCTCCATCCCCGGCACGTTTGGCCGAGAACCACGGTGCATCAAACGCCCGTGCCAGACGAGGACGTCGCCGCGGCTAGGGAGGTGCGAGACGACATTATTTCCGCGCTCCACTATTTCCTTCTCGAAGAGTGGCGTCAGGATTCGCTCTGAGAACTTAGGCCATCGATGGTCTCGCTCTTCGGGCTCCAGCGCCTCAAGAATCTTCTCGTGCGTAACTTGAGGCCAGCGGTGGGAGCCGGGAACGTACTGGAAGGGTCCAGAGTCAGGATGGATGTCAGCAAACGCAATCCAGACGGCCGCGTAGTGGTCGCCCACATGAGGCGGATTGAGGTATGAGTCCTGGTGCCAATTACGCTCTGTCGATACCCAGCCCGTGAGATTCAGGTGGAGGCCAGCCGGTTCACCGATGAGTTCTTCTAGAAGCATCGCGAGCGGCTGGTACGTCAAGATGTCGAGAAGTTCACGGTGGCGCATATAGGGAATTGGGTCAGGCCACCCCATCGGTCGATTTGCGCCTTCAGGCCCATTGACCGTCTGCCACAGATTCTCGTAGGACTGCATGAGGTCTTCGGGAAGAAACTTCTCAAGCAGAACAACGCCGTCAGAATTCCAATCGCGCGGTCCTAGCGGTGGGGGAGGCACCGTTAGGTCTTCAAAAGTCAAACTCATTTGATTGCTCGGCCTCTCGTATCAGCGTTGACAACATCAGTTTCAAACTGTCTGAATATCGACAGTTCGGTGTGAAGTTGCTGTTTTGTTACGTTTGAATAATACTCAAAATCGCGGATTGGGCGTTCATCAATGGCTGAGTGGGGTTGCCGACCCTCCCCTGCCATTGTCGCGATAAAGAGTCCTCCATCCCGAAGGTTCCTCCAGGCGTTGGAGACGATTTTGGGCCACTTTGGGGTGTGCTCGAATACTTCGCAGCAGACAACAACGTCAAACAATTGGACATCCCTGAACATTGACGCGTCTGCCACCACGTCGACACCCGGGCCATGGACCACATCAATACCGATATAACGGGTACTGGGCTTCTCCAGCAGGGTACGAACAGAACCATTGATGTCCAGACTGCCAAACTCAAGGACTGAGGACGCCTCTTGCCCCCACCACTCAACTGATGACTGGACCCAGTCGAGGACTTCCTTATGCACCTGACGACCACTTTAGGTTGAAAATCTCCGCGTCCTTAGCAACCACTGCGCTGAAGTTGTCGGGAGGGTCATTCGTAATGGTCCACGAAGAATTGTCCTGACAAAACGCAGTTGAGGAGATGGCGGCAACCTTGTCCTGAAGTTGGACAACCCAGTTGACCAAGTCGTCGTCGCCATACCACCACTTCATCCGCTCATCAAAGCGCCATTTATTCCGAAGGTCTGCCCTCAGCATCATGCAGAATCCAGCAAGACCACCAGTGCCGTCGTATCTTCCTCGGCAAGTGTCTGTGACGCTTTGGTGTGTCCCAGAAATAGTGCGCTGGTCGTAATTCGGGCAAATCAGCCCAATCGATGATTCGGCGTCTAGTTGCGACGCAAGTAGACCCACCGTGTCTTTATTGATGGTGACGTCATCGTTTAAAAAAACCACGTGGTTTGCGGTGTTTCCGAAAGACATGCCTAGGTTCCACATCGCGTGGATTCCCGAGCCTCGCTCCACCGCAGCCAGACTCACCTTGGCAGTATCTGCGAATTCCTGGATAGATTCGATGCTCTGCTCGCCGTCGCAGATAATAATTATGTTCTCGACCTTTTCTGAGGCTAAAAGGGTAGGCACAAGGGCCCTAAGGCCGTCAATATTTGATTTAGTCGGGATGACTACATCTACGGGTGTTCTTCCCATAATTGAAAGCATCAGAGCATGGTTCGCTCTCAGCCGAGAGTCGCTCGGATTGATGGCTAAAGCGTCCGCTGAATGATTTAAAGCCGGTTCCCACAATCCCGCATACCAAGACGCAATAGAAGCCAAATCATGAGGTAGGGCGCCCCAGGATTCCGCCTCGCATAGGTACTCCATTGGCTTCTCTTTGATGTCAAGAGCCCGTGAAATTGCTGACAGGCACTGGAGCCAGTTCTTGCGCCCGTAATAAAACTGGGCTAGTTCGACCCATGGTTCCCGTCGATTTGACGCTTCCGCACAGGCCCTCAAAAGCCAGTGCTCCCTATTTCCGGTAACCCGAGAAAGAAACCGCATCGCTGTCGCTCTCTCAGGAGCCCACGTCGATAGTTCCAACGCCCGACGGAGAAACTTTTCAGCCTCCGCGTTACGGCCGACAAACATCAATTCGCGCCCTAGGTAAAAGTTATTTCGGTCATCATCGGGCCGTTCCTGAACTGCAAGTTCCAGCAGGGGAAGATACTGGGCACGCGACTTTGATGGGTCAGGAAAGTGATGAATTTCTAAACCGCAAAAACCTTGCACTTCTTGACTAAGGCACTGAAGAACCTCATGAACGGGGTGGACCCATCGATAGTTGTGCCGCGCATGAATTTTGTCGCCGTTGTAGACGAGACCCTCTTTGCCGTCTGCCTGCCACGACCAGACATATTTGTAGCGTGGTCTCGTCACATCTTTCGCAACTGCTTCAATATGTTGCCGCCAACCCGGCGCCAAAACCTCATCTGCGTCGAGAGCGATACAGAGGTCTATGTCAGCAGGCAAAAGCGATAAAGAAGCGTTTCTCGCGAGGTCAAAACGCCACGGTTTGACGGAAATAACGGCTGTCTCGCACCCGTGCTCACGAGCGACTGCAACTGTGTTGTCGGTTGAGCCGGTGTCAACAATCAGGCGGTAGTCCGCATCTTTGCAGGACTCTGCCCATCGAGGAATGAACTGCTCCTCATTCTTCGTAATTGTGTAGACGGCTACGCGCATCGTCACTTGAAAGGAGGGCCGCTGACCCAACAAACCAAAGAGTAACGGGTTCCTTGCGTGACTGGACGCACGCGATGCAGAACATACGAAGGGAAGAGAACCATGAGTCCTCGCTCACGAGGCAACTTCTCTGCCTTCCGGCCAAACATCAGTTCAAGTTCTCCGCCCTTGTAATCAGCGGGGTCCGAAAGTTGAAGCGAAACAGACAGTTTCCGAACTGGTGTGTTGTAACCCTTGTCAATATGCCAGTCATAATGCTGGCCGGGTGCCGTGTAGCGGGTGAACTGGAGTCCTTGTTCCATGCCGGTCAGGTCAAAGCCGAAGAACTGCTGATTAATCCCAGTTATAACTCCAGCAAACTTTGAGAAAATCCAGTTTGTGTATTCATTAGGTTGGAAGAATGTTACGTAAGAGTTGCGGTTTTTGTCATCCTGAACTGGACCATACGTTGACGCCTTAAGTAGTTCCGTACTTTTGCCAACTTCAATGATTGCGTCAAGTTCCTCGGGCGTAAAGACATTGTTGCTCCATGCCCAGTTTTCGACGGAATCAAGTTTGAACGGCCAAACGCCCGCACCCTTTGTGGGGTCCGGTTTTTCTGGCAGGGTGATTTCAATCTTTGGCTTGTCAATGCGCGACATATCAGTCAAGGCTCCCCTTGAATTTCACTGGTACGAAATGAAAAAATACAAGGTCTGCCGTCCCTTGCGATTTATGCGGACGGTAATGCCAGGCATTTGTTCCCGAGTAGCAAACGGCGTCATTTGGCTTCAGATTGCAGGTTGTCCAATCAACCGCATCAATAACGGCCTGGCGCTCTTCTAATGTTTCGGGGTGACCGTTGCTAATAGAATCACGTTCGGCATCTGACATTTGTGGCCCGATAAGAATCGGCCACGGCTCCGATTGTTCTTGGCGAATCAGGTAGTCAATTGTGTATCGACATTGAGGACGGTCAATATGTAAGGGGCACCCTCCACCCTTGTCGTAAAGCGATAAAAAGACATATGATGGTTTAACGGCCTCACCGAATAATTCGCTAGCAAAATCAGCCAGTTGCTGATGGATATCTACGAAAAATGGCAAATTGTGCGCGTACCGACGCCCGAACTTGTGTGGATTCTCGGGCTCGATGCGGTCAGAGGCCAGGGGAACAAGGGGAAGAAACTCATTCATGAACCTCAGAATCTGGGAATAGACCTCTTTGTCAAATAAATCATTGATTACAAGAGGGTTTTTGACGTAGGTCTGTTCTTTCTTGGTTGGCATGGGCTTGAGATTAGCACCCACAAAGCCATGCAACGGCAAAAACACAAAAATTAGGCGACGCTGGTCTAGGCCACTAAGAGAACAAAACCGAGACTACAAGTGACTCGTTAAATTTAGCATCGGCATATGCAATCGCTTGGTCGTAATCATTTAGGCGATACTTCTAATCTTTCCCAATAATCAGGGGGAGCAGCGCTTGCGAAGTGTGGCGGTTCATTGCTCGGGAGGTTAGGGAGGTTTTCAGGTTGAAAGACATCCTGGAAATTACCGTCGATGTCACGCATTGCGAAGAGACAGTAGTAAACGGTGTCATCCTCAAGCGCCGTGAACCTATGAACAAATTGCTTTTTTATGACTATGAACGTTGGGGCGCGAAACACCTTTGGCGGTTCATCTCCGACCTGAACCTCAACTGAGCCACGCACAAGGAGGCTGACATGGTCGTGGTAGTGCAAATGACCGCCGCCGGTATCGCCCTTTTTCAACAGCCAATTTTGCCTTATCCAAATATTTCCGACAAAGCCATGTTCTTCAATAATATTCATCATTACCCTTAGTGTTGACGTAATTTCACTCTCAAAATGGCGGAATCTTGAACTTAAATTAGACGTAGGCTGTTCCATTCCATTCTCGATTTATCACACGAATATTGGAGTATCCGCTCGTCGAATTAACAGAGTAAAAAGCGATATCTAAAAATACAGTGTGGCCAACAGCCCAAAAAACATCATACCTTTGGGTTGAGCCAGCAAAAAATCGAATCCGTCCAGATGTTGTATAAACAATATAGTGTCTTGCTGATGTGGCCCATGTTCCAGTCCCCTGGTTCCCTTGTCCGGCGCCCAAAAGAACGGGCTCATATATTGAGGTCGTGTACTGGTAAAGCGCATAATCAATATCGGTGTAACTAACCGAAGGCAGTGGGTTTCTGGTAAACCCAATCATTGAGTAGGCGGTACCATCATCGCTTGCAGGCGCTTGTTTTGTAAATTCGATAGTTACTGGGGCAACCAACCCACGAGGCAGAAATGCTGAGGTGTCCCAAGCAGCGGAGCCACTTGTTTTATGAACAGTTACAGACGTCGAACCATTATTAGTGAACGTTAGGTTTGCGGAAGTAGAAGACAACCCCACTGGTAGGTAACCCTGCTCAACTGTGCTTAAAGATGAACGACTGCCATTGGTCGGCAAGACCATCGCGCTTGCGGCGGTTCCTGGCCTCTGGGCTAGCCCCCCTCGACGAAGATTAGACACACGCGAGGAAGCCTCGTTCCTCATCCATGTCGCCATTATGAAATCCTATTGACAAAACCTGTAATCATCACAACGTTTGTTGTGCCAGCAAATGCTCGGACTATACGGCCCGCACTTCCATCCCCGGTAAGCGTCAAACCAGGCAGGACTAAGATTAAACCCGACTGGCCCGCTATGCTCAAGATGATTTGGTCATCTGGGTTTGTTGTCCCACCGAGTTCAACCGTCAAGTTTACGGCCGTTGAAGATGTGTTATGGGCATAAACCCATACTTCGTCAATAATTGACGATGACGTGCCTGTAGTATGAATTGTTGTTCCTGGAGTTCCGGTTGCCGCCACTTTAATCGCGCGCCCACCAGTTGAACCGGATAAAAGAACTTTTGTGAACGTAGCCATTATGAAAAAATCCTCATTCCCAAAATAACCTGGTCATCGTCTCCGGCATTTGTAGCGGTAATGTTTGACCACTTCAGGCCAGTCGCAGTTGATGAATCGACAACGAGAGCCTGGTTGCTACTTCCAGCAGCAAGCCTACTTACTGTACTTGCTCCTGTTGCGACAAAAATGTCACCCTTAGTTGTAAGTGTTGAGGCGCTTACAGAGGTGCTGGGCAATGACGAGTAGGATAAGCCAGACCAAGCCGTCGAACCATCGCCAATTTTGAATTTTTGGGTGTCGGTCTCAAGACCTAGTTCCCCGGCAGCCAGGATTGGATTTGCGTTTGTCCACTGGGTGGCCGTCCCACGCCTAAATTGAATCCGCATAGCCATATTACTTAGCCCCCATAAACAAAAATGGACTCAAAATATGAGGTGGTGACCAATAGTTTAATTGATTCCATGTCGATGAACCATTACCAATTTTGAACAGCCGTGTGTCGGTTTCAAGGCCCATCTCACCCTCAGCAAGCACGGGATTAGCACTAGCCCACTGAGACTTGGTTCCGTTGCGAACCTTTATCTGAACAGCCATAGTATCACTTTACAAAGAATGCTATAAAGTCAGGGTAAGGCGCAAAATAATTTAGGTCCCCCCATGCAGTCCGGCCATCTCCAACCTTTATTTTACGGTTGTCAATCTCGCAACCAATTTCACCTATGTCAAGAATAGGGTTTGATGCTAGCCAGTCCTGTTTATTTCCGTTACGTAGTTGAATCTGAGTTGTCATCACGGACCACCACCGTCAACCGATGAAATCCCACCAGCATATGATGAACTCGGAACACCACCGTCAATATTTACCGCAAAAGCGTTCGCGACTGGATTGACAATCCATACGCCGTTTGTGTATTTCCAACTGCGGTCACCAGAAGTGAAAACATCTCCCTCAGTAGGTGAATTGGGAAAATCAAGCGCAGGCATTTACCTATTTTAGCGCTTCCGAGGGCGCTGGTTCCAGAAATAGGCTAGATTGTTTTGAAAGCAAAGGAGAAAAGGTGACATTCAAATTCCGTCCCCGGGGTGAAGAATTCCAAAGTAACCCCCACGAGTCGTTTGACATCATGAGGGAGAATTACCCTATTTACTTTACAAACAATAACTATGTGATTCTTACTCGTTACGACCACGTTGTAGATACCCTCAAAAACCCAAAGTCAAGCGTTGACTATATGACCTATTGCGAAGGGGCCGCTGCAGAGTATGTCCGCCCAATCAAGGAAATCCGG